TTGACCAAGTAGTAGGTTTGATGTCATCTATGGCTAAGATAAACATTTTGTCTGTTATAGCTATGGAAGACGCAGTTTTTACAGAAACAAACGTGGTTGGAGAAATAGAATCAGGACAGTACAGAAAAGGTAGAAACTCAATTAACTATTTGTCACCAGGTTCACAAGTTATAAAACCTGTTACTAACTTACCGTATCAGCTATTTGAAGCTGTAGGTAGATTAGAAAGACAATTACGTGTTGTTGCTGGGTATCCAGTTCAAGACGACTCTATATCACCCAACTCATTTGTAACTGGTAGAGGTCTGGAAGAACTGGAATCTGGCGTTGGTGCTATGGTCACTGAGTACCACACCATAATTGAACATGCTTTACAAGAAGTAGATAGCAAAAGATTAGAATTAGACGAAGCGTTATTTAGTAAACAAAGAAAACCTATAAGCGGTACATACAAAGGTGCATCATTCTCTGAAGAATATACTCCTGGTACTGACATAAATAAGAATTACACAACACAACGTAAGTTTGGAGCTATGGCTTCATTTGATGCCCCTAATAAAATAATTACTGGGCTACAACTTTTACAAGCAGGAATAATTGACAAGGAAACTTTCCAACAAGAGATGGACGGTTTAGAAAACCTGACTCAAATTAATGAACGCATAGTAAAAGAAAAGACAGAAGATATCTTATATCAGACTTTGTTACAGCAATCTCAATCAGGAGATAAAGCTGCAATGATGGCTGTTGTAGAGATATACAATAATCCAAAAGATATTGGTATTATTCTAGAGAAGTACTTTACAGCACAAGGTGAAGAACCTACTCCTGAAGAACAAGCTGTCTTACAACAACAGGGTGTACCACAACAATCAGGTCCACCAAATTTAGCAGCTTTGTTAGGAGGAGCAATTGGCGGATAACCCTACCAATTTAGAATTTGCAAAGATAGTAGCAGCGAACTACACCGTAGAAGAACAACCTATGTGGGAAATGACTTCAGAGGCTTTACAAGAAGAAGAGAGTCAAGATATTATTGATATCTTAACTGTTGCTTATATACCAAACTTAGGAAGAATAGATATACTTATTGTTCCAGAAAACTTTAAATACGGAGATGGATTTGGAGTTGATGATGGCGCGATTTAATCCTAAAACAAATAAAGCTGTATATGAATCAGAATCTTATGGACAAGGTGTAGAACTAGATAACTTGCAAGATAGTGCAGAAATGTTTAAAGAAGAGGTTGCTGAGACACAAGGTGTACCTAGAGTACAAGCTCCTGCAACACAAAACTTTTTAAACTCACAACAAGGTATTTATACACCTACAAATAGTCCTGGAGAAGATGTAGCTACAAGTCAATACAAAACAGCAAGTGGTTTACCACAGGTAGATGCAAATATGGCATTGAGGAGAATGTATCAGTTCATACAAAGTAAAGATATTATAGCTTTGATGGATGATGAATCAGCAGCACCAGAGGTAACTTAACATGGCATGGCAGTGGAACTTCTCTGCTCCTTGGGAAGATGGGCAAGATGAAGACTTTAGAAATGAGTCTTTAGCACAATCAGAACAACTTAATAATTTCTTTGCTAACAATCCAGCTATACCACAAAACATGGCTGAGATATCTAGAAGATTTGGTTACTTACCTAAAGACGTACAAGTAGCAGGTGCATTAAGTGGACTTACAGCTGACTCCCCAGAGTTTACAGCTATTGTTGAAAGATTTATGGAGAAAGAATCTTCATGGTGGGAATCAACAAAAGCAGCAACAAGAGGTGTAGTTAGGTCTGCAGTTGTTGGTATGGAGTCTGCATCACAGTTTGTTAAGAAGTATGGAACTGCAACCATGAAATATTATGGTAAAAGACAGATTAATCCTTTAGCAGCTTTCTCAGGTATAGGAACATTAATGCCTTTACTTGACCCAGAAGGTAGAGATGAAATAGCACAATCTTTTAAAGACCAAGGTCCTACTCTTGCAACTAGAGCTATAAATCAAATCCGTGAAGGTAAGCGAGTTAACTTAGGAGAGGGTTACTTTGGTAATTCTACAGTTGCAGAAGAAACAGATATATATAAAGAACTTGTTGGTAGAGGTGCTAACCCTGACCAAGTAAAAGAAATCATTCAAGAGTATTACGGCACACCTATCTCACAACAAGAGATGTCATCTAGAGAAGGTAACTCAGGAACATACAGAGGTAGAAAAGGTGTAGTTAAACTATCTCCAGGTAGAGTTGCAGCAGTAGAAGTCTTTGAGCCAGGTACAAGAAGTTTCAATCTTATGTCAGGTATTATTGATGCAGCGTACACAGTGTTTACTGACCCAGCTAACTATGCAGGTATGGGATTTGCTAAAGCTGGTAAAGCAGCTAAGAGTTTTAATCAAACTGCAGCAAAAGCAGACGCAGGACTTTTAGATAAAGTTGTTAGAAAAACAGTTAAAGTACCTACAGCTAAACAATATTTCTTAGAAAGTAAAACAGGAGATGACATAGCTCAACTGTTTGCTGATGCTAAAACTTATGATGAAGTAGAGATACTTCTAGGTAGGCAAGGTAAGTTAGCTACAGAAAAATCTGCAGGTGGTGCAAGATTATATAAAAGATTAAGAGACACTAATGATAAAGACGCAATAAAGAATATTCTTATAAATGCTGTAGAAGACCCTTTGACTAATGTGTCCCAAAGATTAGACCCTAACTCATTGTTATTTAAAGGAAGTCTATCTAAAACAGCAGCTAAGTTTATGTACGGAGATAAACAAGCAGCAGTAGGTTTAAGAACAAATATGAAACTCAATGGTAGCAATAACATATTCAGTAGATTGTTTTCAGAGTTTCCAGCACCAAAGATTAATACTGATGATTTGAATGAAACATTTTTTCAACTAAAAGGATTTATGAAATTCGCAAAGGTTGATGATGATGTTGCAACTAAAGCATTAGACAGAGTAGCAGATGCTATGGAAGATGAAACTCTTAAACAACTAGAAGGTATGCCAGCATCATTACAAAAACTAAATATGATGTTAGATATCTATTCAGGAGAATCTGGTGTACTTAGGCACATACAAGAAAAGTTTGGTGCATTAGGTTTACCTAGAGAAGTTGTAAATCAAATAGGTAAGTTTACTGCAAGCATAGATGAAGCTAACAAATACTTTTATGGTACATATGGAGAAGAAGCATGGAACTTACAGAAACTTGACATTATGGACAAAGGTCTTAACTCTTTAGATAGTATAGAGTTCAATATGGCTGAGACTATAGACTTACTTGACACAATACTCTCAAACACTAGCTTTAAAAAAACTAAAACAATTAGAAAGTTTGAAGACCTAAAACAAGATTTCTTAGCAAATGCTGAATCAGCAGCAAGAGTACCTACTGACTTAGCAGAGGGACAGATACTACCTAGAAAGATTATTACAGGTGGTGGTCCAGGTTCAGAACAAGAAGCATTAAAGATTGCAAAAGAATTAGATATAGAAACTGGTGGTACTGGTACTCCTGGTTTTAATCACGTTGCTGCAGAAGATGCAGGTAGATTTGATAAAGACGCTGGTAAGTTAAATGAATTTGGTTTAACTGATGACTCTGCAAGACAGGTTGACTTTATAGATAAACAAATAGAAGCAAAAGAAAAAGCAGCTATGTTTAAAAATAATTCAAAGGTTACTGCAAGAAAACTTCTTACTCAAATTAAAGAACAAAAGAAGGTTGCTGAATATAGAGTCACAGGTATAGACAAAGGTATTAAAAATGCACAAATAAGTCCTGTAGCTACAGAGGAACAAATTCTTGTAAAAATACAAAATGCTTTAAATAATCAAGAAAGTTTAGACAAACTCAGGGTAAATCTAGAAGGTAAGACTACAAGAGGAGTTACACAAGAAGGTAAAAGAATTAAAGAAACTTCTGTGCAATTACCTACAACACAAAAAGATATTATTATTAACGAGTTTAACTTTGAAGCACAGACAAGAATCTTAAGATACGCTAGAGGTTTAAGAAATGACCCTGATAAAGGTATTATGTATGAAGACTTTGACATGATTGGATATCAAAAAGAATTAAAAGCGTTAGCAAAAGAACGTGATGTA